AAGTCTCCAACCTTGCAAGACGGGCCTGATGGGAATCGGATGGGGTCTTTGTATGCGTCCGGACCCAACTTCATCACGAACAGCACGGGCGACAGCACCTCTTCGTAATGCACGGTCTGACCGGCTTTTACGAGACCGCTCTCGTATTCCTCTTCCGCACGCGGGAGCACGCACAGAATGTTGTATGACACAGGATCGGGCACTTGTTTGGCCCTTTCTGCGTCCGTTGCGGGGAGCGTAGATACGCTATCCCCATCGCTCAGGAGTAGTTCACTCATCGTTTTCCTCTCGCAGGGGGTGGAATGGGGCACCCCCGAAACCCCGTCTTCAGTCTTCCTGCTCCAGTTTCTTCTGAAGGTCAATGATTTGGTTGTAGGAGAAGGATAGTCCTCGCACCTCTCCGCACATACCTCGGTATTCCTCGAAGCTCTTTGCCGCACCTGACATAAGTGTTTGCGTAAGAACATCGCGGCGCTCTTCGATTTCTTTCAGAACCCGGTCGAAAACGGTTGCCATTTATTGCTCCTTGGGCTGCGCAGGTTGCTGTGTGGCTTTCGCGGCCCGAGCCTCGGCCTGCTGACGCAGCTTCATTCGATGCATCTGCTCCTTGTGGCTCATGTCCTGTTGAGCGCGGGCTTGCTTCTGCGACATCTCCTGCTGCGCACGCGCTGCGCCGATCTGAGGGTCTTCACCCTGCTTACGCTGCGCGTCCAGCGCCAGTCGGGCCTGCTCGATCTGCAACTTGCCCTGCGCGATCTGGAAGTCGCGCTGGCTGTCGGCCTCCTTGCGCTTGAGTTCCTCGGCCTTGAGTTGAAGCTCGGCCTGCTTGATCTGCATCTCAGGGTTCTGGGCTTGCTGCTGGGCCTGCATCTGCTGGGCCTTCTGCGTATTGCTCTGGAGCAGTTGCTGCCCCGCCTGGGCCACGAGGCGCGAGAGTTGCACCTCGGTCTCCTCGTCCAGTTCTGCATCGGGCGGCGTCATGGGCACGCCAAGCTGCTCCTCGATCTGCTGACGGTACGCAAACGCCATGTGCTCGGCCACGTGCGCCATGATCGCACCCATCATCTGCTGAGCCATCGGCGTCTGCCCAATCATCTGCATGATCATCGGGTCTTGCATCATCGACATGTGCGTGGCGATGTGCGCCGTGTGATCCTGATAGATGAACGCCTTGGTGGGCTTGCCCGTGAGGAAACTCATGTTCTCGCTCACTGGGTCACGCGGCTTCTGGTCGTCATCGATGGGCACGAGCTTGTCCGCGTTCTTGATGCCCAAAACCTCCAGCATCTGCCGGTGCAGTTGGGGGAGGTCGTAAATCTGCGGAGCACCTTGAGCCAGTTGCAGTGCCGCTTGGTACTGCATGATCCGCTGCGCCATCGTGGCCGCGTTGGGATCGGACACGGGGATGACCTCCACCATGTCGTAGTCGGACTGCTTGACGCCCGGATCGCCGCCCTCTGGGGTGTACGAGTAGAACTCCGGTGTGAAGTCCCGGATGATGGCCTTGAGGAGCTTGAACTCCATCCGCAGGCTGGCGTGTACACGCGCCTGCACTGCCGACATCGTCTTGAGTTGCCGCTCAAGGATGGCAAGCGTGGTGCCCACCGGAGCCTGCGCCGACATGTCGGAGACCTTCAGGTCGGCAATCGCGGCAAGCCTGCGCCCTTCCTCCGTGATGCGCTCCAGCAAAGCGGCCAGGACTTGGCTCGGCTCCTTGTACGGCAGGGGCATGATGTTGTCCCTGACCGAGCCTGACCCGACATCCACATCCCTGAACTCGCCCGGGGCGATCGGCGTGTCGTCGCCCTTGATCCGCAGGCCACGGGTCTTCAGACCGCCAGGGAGGTTGCTCAGAGTGCCCGCGTCAACGAGTTGACGGATGATGCTTGTGCCCGCACGGGCGTAGCCGCCGATCAGGTGGATGTAGCCCAGACCATACGCACCGAAGCCGGGGATGTACGTGTACTGAACGAAGTGCTGGCGCTTGAGGCGTTTGGCGTCGTCTTTGTTCCAGTTCCTGCGAACGGCCAAAACCTTCTGCGTTCCCTTGTCGATGGTGATGACGTAAGGCAGCGCCACCTCATCTTCGTCCTCACCCAAGTCCCAGTCTACGTGCGCCTCGTAAACGTGATACCGCTCGTCGTCATTGAGGGAGTACCCTTGGTCTTCTGCCTTCTTCTTCTCGATGTCGGAGAAAAAGCGCGTGGGTTCACCAAGATCAACGTCAATGTAAAAGCCCGACACTTGTAGCTTCTTGATCTCGTTCTTGGTCTTCCTCATTACGTGCGTCACGCGCTCTGCCGTGTACACGTTGGACGCGCCGTACGGGATGATCAGGTCTTCGGCAGGGACGAACGGAGCCGCAGGCATCTCCGTGTTGGTGTCCGGGTACACCTTCTTGAACGCAGCGCCGATGAGCCCCAGGGAGAACAGCAGCCGCTCGTGCTCCGAGCGGTAGTCGATCATCTTCTCCGTGAGCCACAAGTTCATGTCGTCGCGGACACGGTCTGCGATCTCTTCCTTGAGCTTGTCGATCGCTCCGATGACTTGCGTCTTGACCGGCCCCTGAGCGGGGAAGGTCTCTGTGATCATCTCGGACTGGAACCTGACTGCCGCTTCCGTCAGCAGGGGCGAGAACACCCCGCAGGCACCGCTCCAGGGCTCGGTACGTTCCTCGTACTTCATCCCCAGGACTTCCAGGCCCTTGACGTACATCTCCACCCAATCCTTGCGGGAGTTGATGTCTGCCTCGATGAGTTCCAGCAGTTCGGAGCCCAGCGTCTCCAGCACATCTGAGTCGAGGGTTTCTGCGAGGTTGGCGTCGAACTCTTCGGAGAGCGCACCCGCGTCTGACCCCGGCATCAGGTCGATCTCGACGCCTCCGGCGTGGAGCGTTACGTCCTCCGGGTCTTCGATCTCAATCTCGATGGCGGGCTCGTCGGAGAGAAGCGCGGGGTCGAACTCGGTCAGCGCGGGGGAGATTGCCATGATGTTTCCTTAATAGTATGCCGCCCTGCGGTGGCTTCGCCATTCTTTTGGCTCCTCAGGCTCATCAGAAGGTAGCCTGATAAACCCGCCGTTGCGCATGCGCTGAAGCGCCTGCGTGCATGTATCTACGTAGTCGTCGTGGTCCCCGGCGGGGAACGACGCGACTTCCTCAATCACCTCTCGCGCCCATCTAGTATCGGGAGCCCAGACGCGGCCCGAAGCGAAGATATCAGAAACCGCATTCAAGCGTGCGACTTTATCGGTTGCAGCGCCTGCTTTTCCGCGAGAAGGGCTGAATTCCCCGATGGGTATGCCCATCGCCCGAAGTTCCTGAATAAGTGGTGCGCCTGCGGCTTTCTTTTCAATCAAGCACGCGTCTGGCTCCCACTCCTTGTAATACTCGATGGCTTTCTTCTTGAGGTCAGGGAATGACCACCGGCCTTTGATTGCATCGAGGAGAATGATGTGGGCGTTATCGTTGTCCTCTTCGTTGAACCACACGCCCCACGTGGTGCAGGCGCTGTAGTCAGCGGAGGTCTTGGTCTCGTGGGCGGTGTCCCACGACTGGATGATGTACTCGCACTTGGGCGGCGTTTCTGCTTCCCATATCTGCCACATATCCCGTTTAATAACGGCTGCGACCTCGGATGTGGGGCTCTGCATGTACTGCGCCTGCCAGAAGCGCGGGTCCATGCCTGCGCGCTTGGCTTGAAGCTGCTCCAGGGGCCACTGCTCGGGCCACAGCGACTTCTCCTTGTCCGTGTGCTCGTACAGGATGGCCGGAAGGTCGATGTTCGACCAACGGGTCATAATCACGATGATCGCGCCCCCAGGCATGAGGCGCTGGAGAGGGCCGGTCTGAAACCAAGACCACGCGGCATCAAAAGGCGTGCGCGTCCCCGCCTTCAAGTCCTGTTCTGAGTGCGGATCGTCAATTACAAACAGGTCTGCGCCCCGCCCTGCGATACTACCGCCCACGCCCACCGCGTAATACTGCCCACCGGCAGTCGTAGACCACTTTCCAGCCGCTTTTTGGTCCTCGGCAACCTTAGTTTTGGGGAAAAACGAGGGAAAGTCCTCTCCGCTGATAAGGTTTTTGATGCGCCGACCGAAATCTTCAGACAGGGACGCGGTATGCGTGCCCATAATGATCTTTTTCTGAGGAAATTTGCCCAGATAATACGCTGGAAACAGGTAAGAACTGAACTCCGACTTACCCATACGGGGCGCGATATTGATAATTACCCGGCGTTTCACGCCGGAAATAACTTCTTCAAATATTTCAGCCAGTTTTCGGTGATGCGCGCCTTCCTTGAAACCCGGGTAAATGGCGTGGGCAAAGCCTAATAGGCTGTTTTGCGCTGAAGTGATGCGGTGCCTGCGTTCGCGTTCTTCCAGAAGATCGAAAAGCTCCATTTTCTCCTTGACGGAGAGCGTGGGCAACGCGGCTTGAAGCGCTTGGGCCTCTTGCGGCGTGAGGAAGTCAGGCAGACGCATCGTCGCTGCGGTCTTCTGCCGAAGGTAGGGGTGTTACATCTACGGGGGCGGCGTCTACGACGCCCATGAAGCGCGAGAGCTTCTCCTTGATCTTGGCGTCAAGCTCGTTGTCGGTGACGTTGGTGCGCTTGACTTCCACGCGGTCGGTGAAGAGCGCGACCTCCGTGACCTTGCCGAGCATCTCCAGGGCGCGCAGACGTATGCGGGCGTCGGGGTTCTTGGTCTCTTCCAGAATCTGCGCCACGGCGTAGCCGCGTAGCTCCTTGGCTTGCTCCACGAACGCCCAGTCATAGGCGGTGAGCATGCCTGTCAGATGCCGCACAGCGGTGGGCGTATTGAGCGTCAGGAGGGCTTGGC